CCATAATAAGGGATTCCGATACTAACCCTCGGGAGTGTCATGTGCAGCTCTTTTCTTTTCCGGGTTAGGAACGACTCTCTCGATCGTCTCGATGTCGGGATCGCTCGCCTTCATCTTCGTGTAAGTAGCTTCATCCACGACAACGATCTCATTCGGGAGAATGGTACGTGGAAAAACGTTACCATCACGGAAGCCACTAGCGAAGCGTACACGATATGACATAATAGACACAATGAACCTCCTGTAATAAGGGGAGGAAATAACCTCGGAGGTTGAGGCTATTCCCTCCTCTGCCAACGCTAAGCTAGGGGAGCTTCGCGAGACGGCTAACTTGTAATGCCGGTGATCTTGCCGTGAGCCTTGTCGTTAGCCACCAGAAGGGAGACCTCTCCAAGAACCTCACCCTTCTTACTATCGCCGGTCATTGCCAGCTGTTTCCAGGCAAACGGGCGAAGAGTATACAGGCCGACCTTTGAGGAGGTAAGCATATAGGCGATTGAAACAGGACACCAGCGAGACATCAAGAGCCTGAGATCGAAATACTGAGTGCTAACCCGACGCATCGGTGCAGTACCCAGCTGATCCTCGCCTTGATCGACTCGAACGAACGAGGAGGTATCGATCAAGTCCTTGATGTCCCGAGCCACGGATGGGTTGATCACTAGCAAATCCGGGACTCCACCATCCAGGTAGACCGCTTCGGCCAGGTTGTCAATATGGGATTTTGCGATCGCGCCGCCAGCGCCAACTGTGTTATCGGTGATGAACACTCCCAACCCACCGAAAGAGCGAGGGTTAGCAGCGTCACCGGCAGCCCGAACACCATGGAACAAAGCGCGCTCGACCAGGCGCAAGAGCTCAGGAACTTTCTTCCGGGCCTGGTAAGCGAACTTGTTATCCATCCCATACTGATCGATCGCCTGTTCTGTACCGCTGACATTCAGGCCCTTCTGGAAAATGCCGGTATAGTTGAACGGATTGCCAAGGGCAACCAGGCCAACGTAATCGGCATCGTCGCCTTCGAGGCGAGCCATGCCAACAATCTCAAAAGCCGCGGTCGTCGCGTGAGTGGAGTTTGTGCCGCCGTAAGAACGGGAGTAAACAGAGACCTGATTGGAAGTGGTGTTCGCGGTCTTGATGACCATGTACTCATTGTCAATCTTGATGACTGTGCCATCCTGAACGATCGACGCGTCAGTGAGTGTGAACTGAGTGTCGTTCGTGGCAACCGCGCCACCGTTATTCAGAGTCCCGGCAACAGGTTCGTATTCATCTTCAAGAATCTCGACCTTTTTGCCGTTCTGTCCCACCTTGAACTTCGTGCGAGCAGCATCCAAACCACCCAGAGCGTCGATCAGTGGGGTGTCCACCGGATCGATCAACTGAATGATATTGGAAATTACTCTGACCTGGGGGGTAGTATCAGAGTAGGTGGTAACTTGCTGATCGTAAATAGTAGGCATAGTAGCATACTCCTAGTTTGTTTATACCCAGGAACGCTACGAGCGACTACCAAACGTCTAAGCCCTTCTTACGGTACTCTTCAGCGAGTGCTGCCGCCGCCGCCCAATCTCCTCTGCGAAGCTTGGAAGCTTTGGCTTGGTACTCGCTCATAAGCGCGGCCTGGTTAGTTTGACTTGACCCTGCGCCACCGGTCGGAACATTTTCGCTAGGACTCGTAGGTGCAGGCGGATTCGCCTGTTTAGCCTTTGCTACCGTCTTCACCGCTTCAACGGGGTCTTTACCCTGTTGTAAGGCGAGCGTAAGCGCCGGATCGTCAGGCGAGATTCCGAGTAAACCCAGGAATTCTGCGTCAATTTGAACGGTCGGCATCGACTGAGGATTTTTGGCTGCCCGGCCTTCGTCTTCAGTAGTTTCTGTACCCGCTCCCCCGAATTCTCTCTCTATAATCCGGTCTAACATAAACTGCCGTGAGGCGTCTTCCGGGTTAGAGTATTTCTTCAGGTAAGCATCGTACTTCTCCAGCTCTCCACGAATAGATTCGACTTCCTTCGCCAGTTTCCTTTGCCCTCTATCCTTGCCGGATTGTAGGGCCTTCACCTGGGCTTCCAAGGCATCGATCTTCGCCTGAAAAGCTGCGACGTCGCCGCCACCAGCGGAAGGTTGCTGGACGCCTGGCTGTCCACTCTCTGAGCTGGGCTGCTCAACGGGAGTAACAACCTGGCCGCCCTCCATAGTGTCGTTTGACATTCTTCACTCCTTTCGTATGATAAGGTTCTGGCGGTATTCTACCACAAATCAATACCCAAGCAACTGCCTCTCGTATAGCGACAAGGCAAGCTCTGGGTCAATACCCAAAGGTTGAGCGACTCGTTCCAATGCCGTCATGGCCGACTCTGGAAGGGGTTCTCCCTCGTAAGCGTAATCCCGGAGAAGGTTCTGTAATTGCGAGGGCATGAGCTCATTCCAATCTGCGAGGCTGTAATCGTAAGCCTCTGGAAGACCGGTCTGGCGAAGCGTTTCCATGACCGACTCTTGCCCGATCGTAAGGTTCTGGGGGATGTCGGTTCGCATGAACGGGTAAGGTCTCTCTGGTAGATACTTCTCGATATTAGCCAACTCATTCGAAATAAGGATATCGTAGCTATCCCGCATTTCAATGTACTTTACGAGCTCCGGGTGAGCCTTGAAGTAAGCCCTGGCTTGTTTTTCGTCTACCAGTTTCAGGTTGAAATACTCATTCCACTTCTGGCTAATATCAGAACCAACCGCGTTCTCAATCGCATCGAACATCGCGCTTCGAAGATAAGACCGTACCGTTTCGATCGTGCCGTAATACTTCTTCAGGAGAGGATCGGCCATGATCGCATCGGTTCGGAAATCCATGGCTTCCGCTACGTCCGGGTGTTCTTCCAGGTATTGATCGGCCTGATCCAAGCTCTTCCGGCGTAACATGAAATACTGATCCATCATCACCCGGATATCTTCACCGTATCGCCCCTCCAGCTGCGTTTCAACCCCCTGGCGACGGTTACTGGCTTCCCGGTATTCTTCTCGAGCTGAAGCATCCGGGACTTCGAGAAGAGCTCCGAGCTCCAACATACCGGCGAGAAATTTTTGACGGTCTTCCATGGGCCAATCCCAGATATGGCCTTTCTCGTTATAGAATTTATCCATCATCTTAGGATCGATCCCAACGGCCTTCGAGAGATCATCTTTTTGTCCTGGGGGAAGGCGGTTGATCACAGACCACGCAAACAGACGATCTCGCTCTTCCTCACCCTTACGAGCTAGGATCACCGTATCAAAGAACGGGAATCTATTCCTGAACCACTCGAAGGTCTGGGAAACCTCATCCGGTGACAGATTATTCTCCATTTCATAAAATCGATACAAGTAATCGTCCATGACATCAATCTGCTGATCACTGGCAGGCCGCATCCTGAATCCAGTACCCAGGAGGAAGCTCAAGAGCGTTCCCGGAGCTCGGGTAAGCGCCGAGCGCCGTTTCGCTTCGTTCCAATTCTCTCCCTCCATGAGATACCCTTCCTGCTCGGCCTGGGCCTGGGTGATATCGCCGTCCATGACCATCCCGCCCAGCGACCTGCCGGCGCGTCGACGCTCATAGATATCCATGCCATCTGCGAACAGGAGGACGTTCGGATCGATCTCCCAGCCATCGCCCGCGCCCAGGAGGGCTGTAATGCTCTTCAGTGTACCAGTCTGGGGAATGAGGCGACCGGCCCACCTGGCAGCCGCATCCTTCTCGCCTCTCTGGTATAGAGACGTGGCAATAGCCAACTGGAAAGGAGTCCACACCGAAGGCCCAAACTTCCCGATATCATCCACGACCGATGTAAGCCAATTCACCCGTTTTCGAGGGTCTTCGAAGTCCACCCCGGTAAGGCCATACATAGGGTTCAAGGTGGCTTCGAAGTTGAAATACGCCGGGTTTTCGCTATCCAGGCCCAAGAGCTCATTGGTATTGATGTTATATCGCCACCACTCGGGTAAGTCTGCGTGTACCCTCCCGAGGGTTTCCTTATACTTCGCGTAGGCCGCTATGACCTCAGGTTCTAAGGCGATCCGTTTCAACCAGTTTGTATAGGTTCGTGAATACCAAAAGTGAAACGGGAAGATATATGACAACACCAGGTCGAAATTCCGCTTATTCGGATAGGCGTGTAAGATAAAATCCCGACCGGCAATACCGACGCGATTAGCGACCAGGCGCGCCATTTCAACCCTGCCTTTCGCTTCTTTCGCCCAGCCATCGATAGCGCCCATGATTCTAGGATCTACCCTGGTTCTCTGCCGTCTTCCCCAATTACGTCTTATCCCCTCGGCCATCCGATCCCGGAACTCTCGAAGCCCTTGACTTTGCTCGTAAACCATCCTGGCATTAGAGGGCGTTGTGTCTGGGGGAGGGATCATTTCCGGCGCGGCCTGCGGTTGTCTGGCTTGCGCCTCAAGAGCCTCCCTGGCAGCGACGATCTCTTCAGGCGTCTTCGGTTCTTCCCCGATCGCATACCGGAGGAGGGCGTCTTTAGTCACTTCGGGAGGCACGTTCTCAAGACTCTTGTATCGCCCGAATTGTGTGCTGGGAAACGGAAGACCCTCGTTTATCCTATCCAGAGTCTTGAAAAGACGGTCAAGGTTTTCCTTCCCGCCAACGAGGTCGATCCAATCCTGGTCGGTAGCTGTTTGCGCCCAACCCGGATCGTTCAAGTATTGTGAAAAAGCTCTCGCCGCGTCCTCTTCCTTATTGAAGAACAAGAGAACACCTGGGTTCGGAGGGGATTCGCCCGTTCCCACGACCAGGTTGCCCATAACCAGACTCTTGATCTCTTTGAGGGTCTTATCATTCGCCCGAGCGACATCTTTACCGGCGTCTTCGATAATGCGATCCAAGGCGCTCTCGATACTCTTCCGGCTAAAACCGCGTTTCGATAGATCCTTATACCAATCCGGGTGCGATGAAACTCGAAGAAATTGACCTTCCTCTCTGCCAGGTATGCGTTCCACCGCGCCGATCTGGCTTTTCAGGCTTGCCGCCTCTTGCTGCATACCGGAACTGACGATGGGAGGAAGATCGGAACGTGACTTCAGCATCCACTGAGGGTTCTCAGCAGCGCCAGTGATCGCTTCCGCGGCGATGCTCTTCGGTGTCCGGGCCTCGACGCGCCCCAGGATATCATCAACATGATCGAATAGCTCAGTCTCGGCTTCGGTGATCAACCTCCGCTCTGCATCCCCGACTGTTCTTACAGAATAAGCGTCTTTGACATTGGAAACCAGGTCTCGATAATCTTTCAGCTCTTCAGTAGTGGCATGAGTCTTTAGAAAGTCTTCGACCTCTTGCAACCCTTCTTCGGTGAATTCCACGGTCTTATCGCGGAAATCCGTCACCAGCCTACGGACAGGGCCAGTATCCACGACCGGTACACCGGCTTCAGCGGTCGGTTCGACATACTTATTGACGATATTCAGGATTTTCCTATCCAGAGGGATACCCTTTTCGGTAGCCGTCGCGATCCCAAACTGTTTCGCGTAAGCCCTGGCGACTCCGGCAAAATCACCCTTCGCCAGCGCCCGCCTGAGATCGAACCATACTTCGCTCTCTGAAAGAAGGCCGTCATAACGCCTGGCTTGCTCTAACAGGTAATCCGCCCGCCTGAGGTCTGGCGTTCCGCCATACAGCCCGGCCATGGTATCAACCGCCTGGCGAGATACATCGGCATATATCTCCCGATAAGCCTTCCACATATCCCGTTGACCAGACCAATATTTCTGCCATAAAGCGTTCTTCATGGCCTTTTTATCCAGTGTCTTCGGGATATCGCCTGGGAGCTGGGCTTCTTTCCAGATGGTCTCCAACTCTTTCCTACCGGTCGCTGTATCGATAGACCTAGAGTAAGCCCAGGTCTCATCGCTGAAATTCTTCGAGGCTTGCTTCGCCCTCATTCCCAATGTGCCTTGAACAACGTCCTCAGCGGAGTAAGCTTCCCCTTCGAACTGGAATCTGATCTGGCGGAGGGCATTATTCACAGTTTGCCGGATACTGTCTGGGTTAGCCCCTCTGGCTGCCAGCTCGTTTCCTGCCGCCCAGGAGGTCTCCTGTAAGGCCGCTTCCCAGGCCATATTCGCCCGGTGATTGGCCTCGAAATAATCCTGGGCCAACTCAACCTCATCGTTGTCAAAATGCCTGCCGACATTCATGGCTTCAGACATATCCCGTACCGCATCGGCAGAGGGGTTGTCCGGGGAAATAGGGTGGATATCGTCTACAATGCCATCGCCCTGAGCCACAAGATCGTCCAGAACCTTACTCCATTCGGTAACGGCGTTATCCGCTGTATCGCTACTCCTGAGAATACGAACAAATTCATCCCATAGCCCAAAGTCCTGCATGACCTTGATATCGTGCGGATCGATCCATGCGCTACTCCTGAAGGTCTTCACATCCCCGGTAGTACGCAACATGGCCTTGAACTCTGAAACGGCCTTGTCCACATCGCCGTAATTATCAAAGACCATCGACTTCAGGACACGCGCCGCGCTCTGGTCTAGCCCCATAGAGATAGCGTTCTGAAGAGAGGGAAGCGCCAGATCCTTATCAGCGCTCAGGACATCGCGCATGACATTCTGCATGACCTTCCCCATGATCTGTTTAGACCCAGCCTCTTCAAAGTTATTAGCTACCCTCAGCATTGAACCGGTCAATTTACCCTTTATCGCTGCCTGGGCAACGTTTTCGGATTGAGCCAAGCCTCCGGCCTTCTGTGCCCCAAAACCGCCCAAGCCTCGAGGTTCGACATTGCCGTTCCACTTGACCGCGGTGTTATAGGCTTTCTTCGGGGAAGTGAAGACGGCCCGAGGTCCTTCATCAACGAAAATTTGACCGGTATTAGTCCACAAGTTTCGGAAGGCGTATCCCGGGTTCATCCCCATGTAAACCGACGCAAACATGGTATTGAAGAACCGGTAAGGGCCTTTGGTGTAGGCAATGTCATGGAAGCGCCCAATAGCGCGTAGCGCCGGGGAGACATCATCACCCCTGGCTATACGTTCCATGATCGTAGGATACATGCTATCCAACGACTTCCCTATGGTCTTATCGTAATATGCTATTAGACCCGGAAGCCCTTCCTTCTTCGCCGCCTCCAACCCTTCCAGGAATCTCTCGGTGTCAACGACTCCCTCTTCGTTTACCAGCGCCCTTCTCAAAACATGCGACCATCGAAATCCGGCCTTACTGAAGAACACGCGAGGGGTAGGCGTGACGTGCATCAGGCCCGATACTCCGGTAGCGATCTCATCGGAATCGTCTGAGGTAATCTTTATGGCGCTCTCGGTGATCTCCATCAGCTCATCCAGGTCGCCTTTGGTTGCTCGAGCTACATAATCCGTTATCTCACCGGCTTCACGCGCCAAGATAAATCGCTTCGACTCATTGGTGTGCTGAAGGAGACCAGAAGAGCTAGCCCAATTATCCAGTTTACTTCCAACCGCCTGGGCCTCAAGTTTTGTGACCTCAGTCAACGCCTCAATATTCTGGGCGATCCTGGCGTCTGTTATCTGTTCTCCGGTCTTGAAAAATGCGTTGATTGCCTTTGGAACGGCCATGTAAGTATCTTTAGCGCTGTCGATCCTGGCAACCTGGCGAGCCTTTGACAGTCCCGGCCCGATGAAATTCAGGGGATCGAAAATCATTTGCCCGATGAATTCAGCAGCCGGATTCATCATTTCCATGGATAACAGGTATGGGTTTCCACCGGCCTCGTATCGCCTGATCATTTCCTGATTGACCGTAGGATCGAGGAAGGAAGAGTACAGGACGCGGCCAGCCTGGTATCCGTTCTCGATGGTTTCCTTTTTCTCTTCCCAGGATTGTTTGCTCGCAAGATAGCGAGCAGCATAGTACGCTTGCCCGAAGAAGGTATGGATCAGGAAATTCTTCCACTGAGGGTTCGTCGGAGCTGGGAGAGGGGATTCCAGCTTCGGTTCTTTCCACTTGACTTGTGCGCCCTCCCGAAGGGCCTCTCGAAAACCGCGCCTTTCGCCGGTCAGCTCCGCTTCAGCCCCGGCCAGCGCGACCTCTCTGGAAGCCCCGAAGGCTTGCTCGGTTTGTTGCGCGGCTTCAGAATAGAGAGCCAAGACCCCCTCGATCCCGGTCTTCAGAGCTCGAGACATAAACGTAAGCGGGGTAGGGTTATTGCCCACATACCCGGCGTTCTGTAAGGCGTTCCCAGCCCACTGAAACGGCCTACTTGCTACACTGAGAGCAGTAGGCCACCAGGCGATCGGATCATCGGTTGTCTCAGGAGTGTTATTCGGTGTCCGAACAACCATCGGCCCGAGATCGCGGTCTTCGAACGGCGCGTTCCAAAGGGCCTTACTTCTCAGCCACCACTCGCCTAGCTGGGATTGGCCGCCGTAATATGGACGCCCGAAGTTATCTCGGCCAACCGCGCCTGGGGGAAGTTTTTGGTTCTCTGGGCGAAGGTAATCAGGAGGTTCTAAGAAGCCCTCGTTATCGCGGCGCATCTTAGCGTTCTCCTTCGTCCAGTTATTCATGTACTCCCATTCGCTCAGCTGCGGTACTCCGCGACGAGGCAAGAAAAGAGCGCCCTCTTTCCTTTGCCTGGCGACTTCATCCTTCAGGCGTTGTATCTGATCTCGATTGCCGTTGCCCGTTGCGTAAGGGTTATATGCCATCTACAACCTCCATCGGATCAGTCCAGAGAATTCAGGCAAGAAAATCCTTCCGGTCATCGATGGACTAAAAATCCCTTGCTCTTCAGCGGAGTACGGGATTCTCCCGCCACCAGCGCCGCCGCCTCCGCCGCCTCCCCAGCCGCCTCCGCCACGACCGTATCCACGGTAATTGCTTCCGTACCCGCCGCTATACGCCGCGCTCGCCTCGATGGGTTCAGCGACATCCCAGAGCTGCCACCAATCACCGACCTTCTGATAACCCAGGTCTGTCATATCCTGAGCTGTCAGGCCAATATCGGCAGACATCCGACTAGACATAATCTCGGGTCTAACCCCAAAGTGCCTGAGGGCCAGATTCGTATTACGAACGGCGTCCGTCCACATCCTCTGATAGGTGCTGAAGCGGGTAGGCTGTCCTGGGAGGGTAGGTTCAGCCCTCGGTGCGTTCACTCTCGGGATAGCGCCCTGAGAGTATTGGCGGCCATAATAAGACTCTAGCGCCTCTTGACTTGGAACGCGGCGCGATCTGGTCTCTGTTTGCCCGGCCATGCCTCCAAGGTCAACCGTCTCAGGTACGAGGAAGTTTTGGCCTCTATTGAACAAGATCGATTTTGTGAGGCGGCCCATTTCACGCGTGATATCTTCCCACCTGGGCAGGCGTATAGAAGTGCCGGTATGCCAGCGATACATATTCCGGTTCGCATCTGCCAGCTGGCGCGGTGAAATCCCGAATCGATTAGAGATATCCCAAAGGTTATCGTTCCTCCCAAGTTTATAGTTTATTCTCGGAAGGCCGCCTTGCTTATAGAAATCCCCCCAATCACGATCTAAGGAGGTTTTATCCTCCTTCTCTTCCTTCCTAGTAAACTGGCTGTACCGACTCTCGTCCGGCCAATAGCGCCCGTGGTTGTATGCCATTTTCCTCTTCTCCTGCCATGCCCTTCAAAACTTCCTTGACTTGATCGGGTGACAATCCAGTGAGCTCCTCTTGTACCTCATCCCAGATATCCTGGGCTTCCATCATTGCCTCAAGGGAGATAATATCCAAATCGCGCCGGTTCATTACAGTAAAACCTCATTCCCGAGCATATCTTCGCCACCGGTAAACTCCCTGGTCGCTTCAGGGTTGAATGAGGCGGGAGGTTGCCCGCCCATGGCCGGGTTGACGCCTTGCCCTCTAGGTGTTCCGCGTGGGCCTGGTCTCACGTCGAATCCCTGCTGGGGGGTGGGCTGCATCGCGGCCATTTGCATTTGTTGTTCTTCCATGGCCGCCTGCTCCTGCATTGCCATCTGCTGTTGCATCTGAGCCTGCATTGCCATCTGAGCCTGCTGCATTTCCAACTGAAGCCTCATTTGCATACGGGAGGCTTGCTCTTGCATAAGCAAATTCAGGTGATTCTCGATAAGAATTTCCTTACGCCGTTTCCGCATGGCGGTTGTAGGATCGGCAACGCCGATCTCTTCCAGAGCTTGCTCGATGGGCAAGAATAGCCTGTCAACGGCGATCGCAGCTGTATTGACACGTTGCTGGCGATCGGTAGGCGCGTCCGGGTGCATTTCAACCTCGATATACACCGCGGAAGGATCTATATCTTCCGGTAAAACAACCATTTGTTTACCGCGGGTTTCCTTCTTTTCGCTGTAAGCATAGAGCGGTTGCTTCGTGAATTCAGTCCAGAGCAACATGAGGGTTAGGACCTCGGCCAGGCCCTTTTCAGCGAGGTCTTTATAGGGCTTGAGGACGCCGACTGCGTTCTGGGTAGCCAGGTTCAGGGTTGCGAAGGCAATCCCGGAGGGCAAATCTCCACCCTGAAGAACCCGGCTTAGGGTTGACTTATCGATCTGGGCAGCCATGATCGCATCGATATTTGCAAGCGCGGCGTCTAATACGTGAGGTTCGATTGCGTTCAAGGTATTCCCGGCTGGCACTTTAGCGATCCGTTCTGGACTCATGTAATCGACTTTGGCCGTCTTCGGGTTAGGGCCTTCTTCCTTCAGCCTGGGAGACCCGGTTTGTGCGATCGCCTCGCTGATCCCGAGGGTTCGGACGATATTTTGGATATCCCATGCCCCGCTTGTATACACCGCATAAAGAAGAGGCTGGTATTTATGCTCTGATAAGACCTCGAGGGTAGATCCACCCATGAGTGCGATCCAATTCAGGAACGGGAGTTTGTAATCATCGTGCAAAATAACCATACTTTGATCTTCGATGATTCTCTCGACCGTGTTCACGATCCCAGGAACGACCCAGACTGCTCTTGTGCCATAATCGGTGTAATCGACATACGTCACCCAATCTTCCATCGGTTTACCGGCCATATCCACAAGGGCAGGGTGCTGGCGGGCCATATCGCCCCAATCGGCCAAGACCTCTGCGGCGTGTTTCAGCTGAACCAAGCAAACGGCTTCCGGCATGATCCCGGAATAGATCGCGTGGACATCCCGAGGTCGGTAAGTTTGAACGACGAAACGGCTATACCTGAGCGCGGCCTTCTCTCGCTTCGCATCGGCGTGGATATCGTCTTTCGTCTTTACAGCTCTCTCCAAGTCAATCACCTGGGCAGCGATCGAATCATACAAAATTGCCGATTTTGCCATATCGGCTTCGACGGTCTTACTCCGCCTTCGGTTTGTTGACCGTAGCTGCCACATCAGAGTGCGCTCAATGTCATCCGCCTTCGCCTGATTGAGGCTTCCGGGAGCTAGAGGTTGATAGCGCGGTGTGATCGGAAGGGTTGACAGGACACGGACGCCGGTTGCAACCGCGTCATGGGGATCTGAAGAGATCACACGCTTCACCCATGGCACGTTACGCACTTCTGGGGGGAGAGTCCACCCGTTGTGATACATTTGCTCGTAGGCTTCGAAGGCATGATCCCGATTAGCGTCATCGTAGATCATCTTCGCGGCCCGATTCATTACATCGCTTAGGGCTTCCATAGCCAATTTCCTCTCAAGTACACGTTATCCCTCAGGACTCCGACTGTACCGTTCGATAGCTGTTCGATCAGCGTTTCGTTAGACGAAAGATCGCTGCCTGCCTGGGTAAGAATCCCATGGAAGACCTCATGCCACATTGTCTGGAAGGCTGCCTGGTCATCCTGGGCTACTTCAACTCGTATTTTTGCGTGTCGGTAGCTGATCTCCCCGGTCAACTTCTGGGAATTTTCGTCGTCGGTTAGCCTTGTAACGGCTTTTGTCCGAAAATCGATCGCTCCGATACGGATTTTCTTTGGGAAGTGCCTACTTTTATGGTTTTTTTTCATCTTCCACCGTCACCAAACGCAATAAAAGGGTTATTATGGCGAGATTCTTCCGGTCTTTCGAGAGAATCTAGCATATCGTCTTCATCCGGGACAATAAGCGCCTCTGGAAAGACCTTTGTGAGAGAGAAAAGAGAGTCAATTTCATCCATGCTTCCATTCGGCCACTCCCGAAGCGCCCTTCTCAGCCGGTTCAGGAAGGGCGTATCGGCGTCGGATATGACAATTATCCCATTTTCGAGCCATGGAGACAATATACGTTCGTGCCTGTTCGGTTTGCTCTCACGGCCTGTCCAGAACGGAAGCAATCTCAGCCTGGGATTGCGAGTCAAGATAGCATAGAACTCTTCCCCTTTACCATTCATTTCCACGGCGGTAGATATGAAATTCGGATAAGCGCCGTCCACCTTCTTCACATGCGTTTCGGCCTCCAGCTGGGTGACGTGTTCCGAGATTCCATCGTACACCACGATCCCGCCGTTCGGCCTCTTCATCCCGATACACAGAGAAAACCGACTCCTGTCCTTCAGCTCTATTTTCCTACCGCGTATCTCGATGGTAGAGGCGTAATCGTTCCCAGCCCCGGTAGGCCACCTGAGATCGATATCCTTCGCCGGGTATAGGTGAAACTTCAGGCCCAGCTCGCTTCCCATATCCAGGCGTAAGAGCATCATACGCCCAAACTCGCGTGTGCCTGATTCGTTATGGATACTTCGGATCACTTCCACCGGGAATCGTTCCGGCCACTGAAGGATGTACCATCCATCGACATCCTTGTTCTGGTAACGAATAGCGCCCTCAGTCTCTTCGCTCACTTCCCGCATGATCGGAGTATCGGTAAATCCAAACTCGCCTGTATCCTTCATGTAGTGGTAAGCGTCGTCTTCAGTCCACGGTGTTCCGACTGCGATAAACCAGGTCACGTTCCTGTGACCAGGTTCGTTCGTCACGTCCTTGACGGCGAGCCTGAAGACCGTGGAGGTCAAGAGCTTGATGATATTACCTCTCTCGGTTGCGCTCGAAGTGTTTCCTTCATCGTGGATGTCATCGATAGCCAAAACGCCGTCAGGGTGTTTTCCGATCACCGAGCCGGAAGTGATCCCAAGACCCAGAAACGAGGGATCACTTCTGGCAGAGTTGAGGGCTACCCACTCCGGGTAGTCCATATCGGTTCGCATGACCTGATAGCCGAGGTCGCCCCAGCCGGAAGACCTATCAGGAACAACATAGGGGAAACACAGCTTCCAGGCCCAATGGTACTCGATGATTTTCGCTATGGCAGCTGTACTCTCCTGGGCAACCTTATCGTTATTTCTCAGAATCAGATTAGCCCGGTGAGGTTCTTTTCCGATCCTGTAAGTGGTAAACATGACCGTGATGGTCGTGGTTTTCCAACTCCCACGAAAAGACCAGATCAGCTCTCCACGATCCTGAGCCTTATCCGTGTAGATCGCATCGATCCACTTGCGAGCCAGGACTGACAACGGATGACCCATCACCAGCTCGTAAAAGGCATCGAAGCTGTCTGGGCTGTCTTCAACGTCCACCAGCCTGGCGAGCATCGTCTTCTCTAATGCCTCGAGCTGTACTTCGGACTTGTCAGACAACTCTCTGACATATTGCTCGATCTCTTCGTGTTCGTTGTAATCAGACACCGGCATGTTTACACATCCCTAGTCTTGTTCTTCTGTATCCACGCCTCAATGCGATACCACTCGCCGTTCTCTTCGAGAACCGGAAGCTCCTGGGCCTTCGTGAGCATACCGATGTTATTGCTCTCCAAGGCGGGCCTCGACTTGAGGGGCGCTGTCCAGGTCTTCACGGCGATCCTCTTCAGAGGCACGATCTCATCTTCGGGAACGTAGTTATTCAGCCATGAACTCTTCGCCCGGTCAAGGTCTAACTCAGCAGCCTGGCAACCGTACTCTGGGCCATTGGCAATGTCGGTGTATTGGTGGACTGTCCAGGTTGACCATGGAGGCGGAACGGTCGGATTACTGGTATACCAGTGAGCCACCCATAACTTACACACCGTCGCCCAGGCTTTATTCCCGCTTACCAGTGTATTCCAGGCGTTCGGTGACGTGTAAATCAATGGGTAGTAATTCAGCCGTTCGAAGATTCGTTGAACGAACGCCTGAATGACTATGGCGTTCAGTTGAACTTCCACGTCAACGGCCATGGGCAACTCCCCGAAATCGCCACCCAGCAGATCCAAGATCGTATCAACGAAATGGTTTGCCTGGTCGATCCCGGCCTGGGAGTTTCCGGTCATCTGTCTTAGGAAGTGGTATCCGCCTCGCAGGAAGCCAACGGCCTTCTGTTCAGGCCAGTTTACCGAAGCCATGCTATCCACCCCGGTTGTCCCTTCGGTGAGTTTTATGTAGGAGAAGCGCAGGCCCTTCTGCCTGCCAACCTGGTCGTTTACCACCCCGTTCCAATGACTCAGGTCGTATCCTTCATCCGTAGGTTCAGCGATGAGCGCTGCGAGCCTGGGGGTATTCCTGTTCAGCCAACCCAGCAGGCCCAGCTTCCGCATTTCCAGGAAGTACCGCCTACTGCCAACCTCGTGAGCGGCAAACAGGTTTACATCCCTGGCTTCAAACTGTTCCATGGCTACGCCCTTTCAATCCAATGCCACGTTCCCGGAAGCGGGTTCTCCGAGTAGCGGGCTGTATTCCAGTGAATCCCGGCTGGGTTGAAAATCGCAAGCTGGGCTATGCCATCGTTCCCAGACAGGACTTCCACGACGATCGCGGCCCTGTGAGCTCCGGCCTCGTACTCTCCGCCAGGAGTGCCATAGGCAACGTAATGAACCATCCTTCCAACTGTCAAGCCTTCCACTTTTACCTCCTACTTGTTCCCGGTAAACCAGCCGATCATCCCAATCGCCCCAGCGATCACAGCACCAATTAGAGCGCCTATCCTGGTAGCTGAATCCTGGCTATCTATCCGGCGCTCTACTCGATCAATGTCGCGACAATGCTGATTCGATATGTCTAACTCAAGCCGGTCTAACCGTTCCATGATATCCTTCCGCAGCTCATTCAAGCCACGGTAGAATTCATCCTTCGTCACGAACTGTCCCTGGCTTTCCCCGGGCGGCGACATCACTACACCTTTAGCTTCGCCGTCAGGAATGTCAGGAAATCGTTGACGAAACCAGCACCACGACTCATCACAAAACCGGTCAAGACTATCCCAACCGGCGTAGGCAGCTCGCCTGTGATCAGCGTAATCAGGTCTACCTGGTAGTAAAACGCCAACGGAATCGACACCGCTAACGCTACATACGGCAGTAGGAACTTGTACTCGCCTAACTTCGGAAACCGATCGGCTAACTTGCCAACTAGATACTCAACCGACGCTTCCACCAGGAACGCTAAAGCGAATACCAGCGTTACTGCCTGTCCCGCCGTCAACTGCTCCGGTCTCAACTGCTCGATTACATCCATTGCTTTGCTCCTTCCCGTTGAAATTCCGTCTCCGGGCCTACCCCCGGCTTTTTCGCATTATACCACCACCTGACAAACAGCAGAC